GACTTGGAGCAACTCCTTCTGCAACTTTTGTAGGAGATGTAAATTTAGCAGATCTTAAAGGAGTATTTTTTGGTGCTGGTCCAGATATGAAAATATTTAGTGATGGTACAAGTGGTTATATAAGGGGATTATCTGCAATACAAAGTTATGCAGGTAGCGTGGATTTTCTTACTACCGCTACAAGTGCAGGCGTTACTTTATATTACAATAATTCGGCTAAATTTTCAACTACAAACACAGGTATTAGTGTAACAGGAGAGGGAAGTTTTTCAGGAAATGTATATGGTGATAGATTTATATTACCAACAACCGCAAGTGCGGCTAATCAATGGATATATACAAATAATAACGCCACGGGAACTGGAAAATTGATAATACAATCAGGTGAAGGATCAGCTGCATATGGTGGAGGACTTATATTATATTCACATTCTCATGCTTCTCAACCTGGTTGGGTAAAAGCAGGGATTTCTTCAGGTTCAGGTGGAAAATTTAGTGTAAACTCACAAGGTATTGGTGGTGGTTCAGATGTATTTACTGTCGACGCAGTTGGTGGTGGAACTTTTGAGGGTGCTGTAACTACAAGTGATGTTTATGGAATAAGTAGTTTAAGATTAGCAGCTTTAGCAGGAACTGCTTATTTAGATTCAGGTTCAGGTTCTTCTGTAATAATAAGAACTAATGGTACAACAACTGCTCTTACGCTGAATTC